ACGCATCAACCGACGTTTTAGCTTGGGAGCTTCCTGCTGACTACTCAGACTCAGTAGACTTTTCTGATTTTGTTGGCATCCCAAACAACGCGGGATCAGGCAAAACCGGCGACATTAACTTCACCACGGTAGGGCACAGTTCTGGTGACTCCTATAGCATCGTGATGAAAGTCAAAAAGAACTACGGCTAAGATGCGCGTTTACTACAAGAAGGGCGGGCAGACTAAGTCGAAGGTCAACGAGGCCGGCAACTACACCAAGCCAACGATGCGTAAACGGCTGTTTAGCAAAATCAAGTCTGGGGGTAAGGGCGGTAAGCCCGGACAGTGGAGCGCCCGTAAAGCGCAGATGCTGGCAAAGCAGTACAAGTCAAAAGGCGGAGGCTATAAGGACTGATGGCGCTCAAGAAGTCGCAAACGTCACTCAAGAAGTGGACTAAGCAGAAGTGGGGCACCAAGTCGGGCAAGCCTAGTACGCAAGGCAAAAAAGCCACGGGTGAGCGGTATCTTCCCGAAAAGGCAATCAAGTCGCTAAGCTCAAAAGAGTATGCGGCGACCAGCAAGAAGAAAAGAGCGGATACCAAGAAGGGCAAGCAGTTCTCCAGCCAACCGAAGAAGGTGGCCAAGAAGACAGCGAGGCACAGGTAATGGCTACTAAAAAGCCGGCGAAAGGCAAGGCTAAGGTTAAGGTGACCTCTACCGGCAAGAAGGTCAGCTATGGTCAGGCAGGTAAAGCCAAAGGCGGCGGGGCTAGAGTAAAGCCCGGAACCAGCAAGGGCGACAGCTATTGCGCTCGCTCTCTAGGCATCAAAAAAAGGCTGTCTAAGGCCAAGCAGAATGACCCCAACACACCTAACAACCTTTCCCGTAAGCGGTGGAAGTGTTCTGGTGCCAAGTCTAGGCGGAAGTAATTATGCCGATTAGCCGAGCACAGACAGGTAAGCAGGTAAAGAACGCACCATCTTCCAAGAAGGCTAAGAAGGTGATGGGCGAGTTTAAAAAAGCGGCTGGCGGGAAGCTACCTAAGCCAAAGTGTAGAAACGGAATTGCCATTAGAGGCAGGACTATAGGGCGGACTGTATAAATGGCGACAAGCGGAACAACCAGTTTTACCCTTGACCTGTCAGACATTATGGAAGAGGCGTATGAGCGCGCGGGTCTGGAGCTTAGGAGCGGGTATGACTACAAAACTGCTCGCCGCAGTCTTGATCTACTTATGCTTGAATGGCAAAATCGCGGCCTTAATCTCTGGACGGTACGAAATACCTCTCAGGCTCTCACCGCAGGAACTTCGTCATACGACCTTAGTGCTGACAAGTTAGACATTATCGAAGGCTTGCTTCGCACAGACGCAGGCAACACCTCCAAGCAATCAGACCTGACGATGCAAAGAATCTCGGTGAGCCAGTATGCCCACCAGACAAACAAGCTGACTCAGGGGCGTCCGTTGCAGTATTACGTTGAACGCAAACCCACTGGGGTTACCGTGCATTTCTGGCCGGTTCCTGATGCGACTCAAAGCTATACGTTCGAGTATTACTACATGGAACGGATAGAAGACACAGGCAGTCCCGCATCAAACAACATGGATGTGCCGGCAAGATTCTTGCCTTGTTTGGTGTCGGGACTTGCCTACCAAATTGCCAGCAAGCGGCCAGAATCTATGCAGATGGCTCCGATGCTCAAGCAGGTGTATGAGGAGCAGTGGTCTTTGGCGGCTGATTCTGCTCGCGAAAAAGCGGCCCTGTATATGGCTCCCGGTGGGTATAACGACTTATGAGTAGCTATGTAACCGGCAAGCGCGCTTACGGGTTTTGCGACAGGACTGGCTTTCGCTATCCGATTAGGGACTTGGTCAAGCAGATAGAAGATGGCCGATGGAATGGACTGCTCGTTGGTCGCGATGTTGTAGATAAAGATCAGCCTCAGCTTAAATTGGGGGATGTAAATGCGAGTGATCCGCAAGCTCTTCGGAATCCAAGACCCGACAATAGCTTGGATCAAAGCCGGGCTTTATTTGCGTTCAATCCTGTGGGTGGCGGTGATACTGCTCTGGGTAGCCGCACTGTCGGTCTCGACATGTCAGGGCACGTCGGTCGCGTAAGCATTGAGATTGGCGCATCCGATAATGTGTCTGTGTACCCCACGGGGCTTGCTGGAGACTCGGCTGTAAACGGGGTTACGGCGTCCTTGCAAGATACGCTTGTATATCCTACAGGGGTCGCCGGACAAACGGCAGGAGGCGGTGTTACGGCAAGCGTCAACGTAACCAGTTATGCGATAACGGTAAGCAACCCCGGATCTGGCAACAAATATTATCAAGACGGAACATTGCCGGGGACAAGTGGCGTCAATATTAGTGAGGGTCAAACCTACCGATTTGACCAGTCAGCCGGCAGTAACTCTGGCCACCCACTGCGCTTTTCAACCACATCTGATGGCTCGCACGGCGGCGGTGGCGAGTACACGACCGGAGTAACGACCTCTGGCACACCGGGAAGCTCAGGCGCCTATACCCAGATTACTGTGGCTTCAGGAGCGCCAACGCTCTACACATACTGCACTGTCCACAGTGGCATGGGCTATAAGGTGAACACGGTATGAGTTTTACATTTACAACGCTAAAGCAAACAATTCAAGACTATGTTGAGTCGAACGAGACCAGCTTTGTCAATAATCTGCCGACAATCATTACTCAGGCGGAAGATAGGATACTAAAACGCTGTCAGCTTCCGGACTTTAGGAAGAACGTCACGGGGACTATGACCTCTGGCAACAACTACCTAGCAATGCCGTCAGACTTTTTGTCGGCATACTCGCTGGCAATAAACAACTCTGGGTACGAGTATCTTCTGTTTAAAGATGTAAACTACATGCGTGAGGCGTATCCCGATTCAACCACGACAGGGGTGCCCAAAACTTACGCCGCCTTTAGTGAAGATTACTTCCTGATTGGCCCAACGCCAAACAGCAACTTTACTGTTGAGCTTCATTACTTCCACAAGCCCGAGTCCATCACCACTGCAAGCTCAGGCACAAGCTGGCTGGGCACCAATGCAGAGTCAACCCTTCTGTATGGTTGCTTGGTAGAGGCTTACACTTACCTGAAGGGTGATCCCGACTTAATGCAGTTGTATGCCCAGAGGTATGAAGACGCCGTTCAGCGTCTGGAAGAGCTAGGAGAGGGATATAGCACCACTGACAGCTATCGCAGTGGCGCGGTCAGGAAGATGCGAACCTAATGCTTGAACTGGAGGTTGGTACCGTTGGGGTGGAAACTACCAGCAATAGGGGTTTTACCCCAGAAGAGATAGCAGAAAGGTGTCTAGACCGTATTTTATCTGTGTCTGACGCCGCTCACCCCACATTAAAACAGCAGGCTCTTGCCTATCGCAGTCAGATTCGCTCTGTTTTATTGCATTACATGCAAGAGGCGATTAATTCTGATCGCACAACCATCTATAACGCCTTGCTTGATGCAGGGCAAAAAGACTTAGCCGAAGCTATCAGGAGGCTTTAAATGGCGTTTAGTGGCAATTTTATGTGCACATCCTTCAAAAAAGAATTACTTGAAGGCGTCCACAATTTTAAAAACTCTGGTGGCAGTACGTTTAAGCTGGCCATGTATACCAATAGCGCCAGCTTTACTGCCGCTACAACTGCGTATACGACCAGTAACGAGACTAGCGGGACAGGCTATACGGCAGGCGGAGGAACTCTTACGCGGGTTGATCCAACTACGTCGAGCACCACTGCGCTCACAGACTTTTCAGACCTGACGTTTAGCTCTTCGTCGCTCACGGCTAGAGGCGCGCTAATCTACAACGACAGCGCCAGTGGAGACCCTACGGTAGTAGTCTTGGACTTCGGCTCAGATAAAACATCTTCTAGCGGAGACTTTACTATTGTTTTTCCCACGGCTGACGCGAGCAACGCAATTATCCGGATAGCGTAATGTCTGACGCAACTGTCCCGTTTACTGGTTGGGGTCGTGGCGGCTGGGGCAGTGCTGGGTGGAACGAAGGTAGCAATACTAACGCAGGTGCTACCGGAGGCGTAGGCTCAGTCACTGCCGCTCCGGGCACTGGCGTTGCCGTTACAGGTCTTGCGGCCACGGGGTCGGTTGGCTCTGTCACAGTAACAGCAAAAGCGAACATAACGGTCACAGGGCTTGCCGCCACAGGATCAGTTGGGTCTGCATCCACAGTCACAAACAACAACATAAGCGTCACAGGGCTTTCTGCTACAGGGTCGGTTGGATCTGTTACCGCCGCCGCAAAAGCCAATGTGTCCGTTGAAGGGCTAGCGGCAACAGGGTCGGTAGGGGCGGTGATTGTTTGGGGGTCGATTGTTCCCGATCAAACACCAAGCTACTCAAACATAGCGCCGTCGCAGACGCCAAACTACGAAGAAATTGCGGCATAAAGAGGATTGATTAATGCCTAGCACTTACACAACAAACCTTGGTATTGAAAAGATTGCTACTGGCGAACAGTCAGGAACATGGGGCACTACGACCAATACCAACCTAGACCTGCTTGATGAAGCCGTCAACGGGATTATCTCCATTACGCTGTCGTCTGCTGGAAGCTCTGGGTCGCCTACCGCCCTGCCTATAACGGACGGCGCCTCTTCTAACGGAAGAAACAAATTCATTGAGTTTGTTGACGGCGGTGACTTAGGCGGCACGGCGTACGTTCAGCTTACGCCTAACAATGCCGAGAAAATTGTCCACATCCGCAACAGCCTGTCGGGCAGTCGCTCTGTTATTGTTTTTCAGGGCACCTATAACGCTTCAAATGACTTTGAGATTGTTAGCGGCGCAGATGTCCTGCTGAAGTTTAATGGCGGCGGCTCAGGCGCAACGGTTACGGACGTTAATGTTGACTTAACTGTCACGGGGCTAACCGTAACTACGGCAAATGCAACCACGGTAAATGCCACCACCGTGGATACAACCAACCTTGAAGTTACCAACCTAAAAGCCAAGGACGGCACGGCGGCAGGGTCTATTGCTAACTCGACAGGTGTAGTGACGATAGCGAGTGCGGTGCTAACCACCGCTGATATTAATGGCGGTACGGCTGACAATGTGACCATCGGAGGCTCTACCGCCGCAGTTGGCACGTTTACCACCGCAAATGCCACGACGGTTGATGCAACCAATCTTGAAGTAACGAACTTAAAAGCTAAAGATGGTACAGCCGCAGGGTCTATTGCAGATTCTACAGGTGTAGTGACGGTAGCAAGTGCAGTGCTGACTACTGCTGACATCAACGGCGGTACTGCGGATGCCGTGACTATTGGTGGCTCTACTGCCGCCGCAGGTACGTTTACGGCGGGTGTGTTTACTACCGCAGTCGCTAGCACTGAAACGGATACCAGTAACAGCGGATCAATTACTCTGGACTTTAGTGCCGATCAGAACTTTGTGCTAACGCTAACAGGCAACGTAACCTTGGCTAACCCAAGCACGGAGATTTTAGGTCAGTCCGGGTTTATCGTGTTTATTCAGGATGGTACGGGGAGTCGAACAGTGTCTCTTGGTACTGACTACGAGACAGCCAGCGGAGCAGGGCTTACCCTGTCTTCTGCCGCATCGACCACGGACATTGTGCCTTACGTTGTTGCCGCATCAGGCCGCATCTTGCTTGGCGCTCCACAACTCGCGTTTAGCTGAGGATAAGCTATGTCAGGTCCATTTGGCTCACCGCAATGGATGTACTCATCGGGCTTCTATCCGCATGAGATAGACAACTCTGTACGGTTTGATGCTAATTCACAACTAAGCATAACACCCTCGTCTACTGGCAACATGAGGACATGGACTTTTAGCGCGTGGATTAAACGCTCAAAATTCGCAGACTCTGGCTATGACGGTGTTTTTAGTGCTGGTACTGGCGGTGTAAACAGAGATGTTTTGTTTTTTGATAGCAACGACAGGTTAAGCTACAACGGATACACCAGCAGTGCGTATGATTGGATTTACACTAGCTCTCAAAGGTTTAGAGATCCTGCCGCTTGGTATCACATTGTAATTGCTACAGATACAGGCCAAGAAACAGCTTCAAACAGAATTAAAATATATGTTAATGGCGAGCAAATAACAGATTGGTACGAAAGTTCTGACCCAAATCGCTACAAGCAAGGATACGTCAACAACACCAACGAACATACTATTGGGTCTACGCCATACGACACCACTTACTTTGATGGCTACATAACCGAAGTAAACTTTGTTGATGGCACTGCACTAACGCCAGCCAGTTTTGGCGAAACCAAGTCAGACACATGGATTCCTAAAGCGTACACAGGTAGCTACGGCTCTTTAGGGTATTACTTGAAGTTTGGTAACTCTAGCTCACTAGGCACGGACTCCAGCGGTAACGGCAATACTTGGACAGTTACAAACATTGTAGCCACGGATCAAGTGCCGGATAGCCCGACAAACAACTTTGCCATTTTAAACACGCTTTCTCCCGGCTCTTGGGCAGGATATAACTCATACTCTCAGGGAGGCTTACAGTATGCCACTCCTGTAACGGGCGGTGGTTTTGGTCAAGGCACTATAGGCGTTCCTTCCACTAAAAGTTGGTATTTTGAGGTATATGTAAAAACAGCGGGGTTTTCTCCCGTAGTAGGTTTTTGTAGGTCTGATTGCCGCAATGCGTTTCCTTCCGATGCAAACCCTTCTATTACATACTACTCGTATGGGACTGCTGGTTATTTACTTGTAAATGGATCTACTGATTCTGGTGCTGACGCGGGTAAAGGCGCAGAAGATGACGATATTGTTGGCGTTAGTTACGATGGAACTGATGTTAAGTTTTACAAAAATAATTCTTTAATGTACACAAAAACCTATGATGTTTCGGGTTTAGTCCCTCTTTTTTGTGACGGAACTAGCGGTTCTACGGGTACAACAGGCGTAGTTAATTTTGGGCAAGACTCTAGCTTTGCTGGAAACAAAACAGCACAAGGCAACACAGACGCTAACGGACGCGGTGACTTTTACTACAGCCCGCCTTCAGGCCATCTAGCTTTATGTACGGCTAACCTGCCTGATCCACCAGCGGCGTTTAACCCTGCCTTAGACGCAAGCCCACAAGATTACTTTAATACTGTGGTGTATACAGGTAATGGTTCGTCAATATCGGTTACTGGCGTAGGTTTTCAGCCTGATATGGTTTGGCTTAAAAACAGAGCAAATGCCTATGACCATGAGCTATACGATGTTATTAGAGGCGCACAAAATTACTTAATGCCTAACCACACTAACGGAGCGAATACTTTATCTACAACGCTCACATCTTTTGATTCTGATGGATTTTCGTATGGATCAAACGTAGGTGGAAATGCCGCTTCTGGTCAGGTTGCATGGAACTGGAAAGCTGGCGGTTCAGGCGTAACTAATAATGAAGGAGATATTACATCTATAGTGTCTGCCAATACTGATGCTGGGTTTAGTATTGTCACTTTTACTGCGGCCAGCGGCCATAATGACGTAGGGCACGGTTTAGACAAAGCGCCAGAATTACTCATACATAAATCTCGTACTGCTAGTACTGGATGGTACACGTTCACTACAACAATTGACGGGACTATAGATTATGCACGACTAGACGATACCCACGTATTTAGTGGTGATGACACCATGACGATAACGGCCACCACGTTTAAAGATTGGTATACCTCTGGTGACTTTGTAGCCTACTGCTTTCACAGCGTAGAAGGCTTCAGCAAGATTGGGGCTTATCTTGATAACGGAAGTGCGCTTGGGCCAATTATTTATACCGGATTTAGGCCAGCGTGGGTGATGATAAAAAGAACAAATGGCACTGAAAACTGGTACATCAACGACACTGCAAGAAGCCCATATAACCCCTTAGATAACGCAACACTGTACGCAAACCTTGATGTCGCAGAAGGAACGGGACACGCAATAGATTATCTGTCTAACGGGTTTAGAATCGTAAATAGCAACGCCGCATACAATGGGTCTAATACTGGCTCATACCTTTACGTGGCATTTGCAGAGATGCCCTTCAAATACGCCAACGCGAGGTAACAACAATGGCATGGACATATAACACTACAGTCATTCGCGAAGGCAGAAGCTGGACGAATGATGACGGAATTAAGCACCCGACTAATTGGGGATCTTGGTCAGACGAAGCGAAGACTGCGGCTGGTCTAGTGTGGGTAGATGACCCTGCTCCGTTTGACCCACGGTTTTATTGGGCGGCAGACGTACCCAAGGCGCTAGATGACGTACACGAAATAGACGAAACTGACGGTGAGCCTGCTTTTGACACAGATGGCAACCCAATCATTACGCTGGGTCTAAAGTCTCAAGAGTGCGCCAAAGTCAAAGCAGAGGCAGGAAGTTTGCTAGCTCCTACTGATTGGTACGTTATACGCAGGGCGGAAGCTAGTGTTGCCATTCCTGCTGACGTATTAACCTACAGAACGGCGGTACGCACTGCCTCAAACTCTATGGAAACTCAGATCAACGCGGTAACTACTCATGCAGAGTTTGTCACATTGATAGCAGGTACTCCAGATAATCCTTCAACTTTTAACGATTGGCCTGAAGGCTAAGAGGAAAAGCGCATGAAAGGGCTTTGTTTAGCGGTAAGTTTTGTCTTGTTAGCGGGGTGTACTACTGCCGCGACTGATTACTACCAAGCGGTAGAAAAAGCGGCGCAAGCAAATGCCGCCGCCACGCAAGCCAAGTTTGATGCGCTGGCTGTTATAGCTTCTGCTGGTGACGGGCAGGCCGCGAGTGCCGCTGTAATGGCGCTTGCGCTAACTCAGACGCCTACAGTACAGCCAATACCACAGCAATCTGTCGCGATTCAATGGGCCTCTATACTTGCGGCGCCGGTCAGCAATCTGGGGATGATGTGGATGCAGACCGACTCTACCAAGACGATGGCGCGATACAACTCGCGAGTAGATTTGGCTCGCATCAATGCTGACGCCAATACTCAACAGGCGCTTTACGGTGCGTTTGCTGACTCCGCCGCCGCCGGATATGAGGCGCTAGGTAATGTTGATTACACCCCATTCGTTGACGGCATGGTGACCCTTGGTGTCACCGGCATGGACAACCTCACCCAGCTAGGTGAGTCAGGATTTGACGCTAATACGGCTATTGCCACCAACGGCATGAACAACTTGACCACGCTTGGTACTAACGGCATGAATAACCTTTACGGTCTTGGCACCAACGGTATGGCAAACCTTGTCACGCTTGGTAATAACGGCATTGACTCGGTTGAGAACGCAGGCATCCAAGGCATGATTAATATTCGAGGAAACACTACGGATTGGCTAAGTTACCTCAACAAGAGCGACTTGATTATGCAAGACATGCTGAAGGCTAACGGTTGCGTTATCACTACAGATTCAAACAACAAAGTCGTAGTGACTTGCAACTAATTTCTGGCGCGGTAAAAGGATTTTTATTATGTGGCGAGTTAATGGTGACGCTTATGATTGGTTTTTTGGGATTGGTGCTTATCTTGTGCGCTGTGGCGATGCACTATCTCAGTTAATTAATGTTGTGTTGTTCTTGAGCGAAAACCCTAACGAGTCCATCTCTGGGCGTAGCTACCGACAGCAAGAAGATTGGTTCTGGGGCGGCATGATGTTTGTGTTAAATATATTATTTAGACCGTTTGAGGCCGGCCATTGCGAAAAGGCTCACCGTGCGGATCTGCGGAGAGCGGCTCAATTTATGGCGAGTGGTAAGTAAGGTGGACGTTTTGGAGACAGTGCTTCGATGGGTTGTAATGCCTATAGCGGGTTTTCTTTGGTTGATGTTTGTCCGTCAGCAAGATCACGCCACGCAACTGGCGGTTCTTCGCACAGAAACCGACATGGCAAGGCAATCGCATGATCGAGAAATCAGAGAAATCAAAGACAAGCTAGATAAGATTCTTGAAAAGCTAGATGAAAAGGCTGACAAGTAGTGGTCTGGCAGGCGCTGATATCTCCGATTGCTAGCCTTATCGGGGGCTACCTTAACAATAAAAAAGAAGAGGCTCAGGCCAAGCATCAGGCAAAACTTCAGGTAATACAGAATGATGCAGACTGGGAAAGCAAAATGGCTGGCGCTTCAGCCTCAAGCTGGAAGGATGAGTTTTGGACTCTTGTGCTCGCGGTCCCTCTGTTTTGTCTTGGATACTCTGTTGTGGTTAATGATTCCGGTGTTGTTGATCGGGTGCTCGCTAGTTTTAGGGCTTTGGATACTCTTCCTGATTGGTATCAGTATCTTCTTTTTCTTGCAGTTAGTGCCAGCTTTGGCATTCGCGGCGCAGATAAGCTGATGAAGCTCAAGAAGCAACAATGATTGACCGGCTTGAGCAACTACGAATCATTCCACGCATGCTGATGATTACGATGCTAATCATGACTTATCAGGTCGTAGGTTGGTTTATGGATCTTCCTGATCCACATCCAGAGCAGGCGGCATTAGTTTCTGTAATGACAGGAGCACTTACCGCCTCGTTTGGATTGTTTTTAGGTTCCGGAAGAAAAGAATGACATACAAGTACTTTAGCTCGTCTGAGTTTGATTGTTCTGAGACGGGCGAAAATGACATGAAGCCCGAGTTCTTATATGCGCTAGACGAGCTTCGGGGGGTTTGCGGCTTTCCATTTTCTATTGTATCTGGATACAGGTCGGCCAAGCATAGCGCAGAAAGAGACAAGCCTAATGGTCCCGGCACTCACGCAAGAGGCGTAGCCGCAGACATTCGGGTTGAGAATGGCGCCGATAGAATGACTCTGGTGAAAAACGCATTGTCTATGGGATTTAGTGGGATAGGCGTAGCAAAAACATTTGTGCATGTGGACATTAGATCAACTAAGCCGGTGCTCTGGACTTATTGAGGCCAAGAAATGCCATTATCAAAAGTTGCATTTAATCCGGGTGTCGATAAAGAAGGCACTCAGTATACGACGGACTCTGGGTGGTTTGACTCAGACAAGATACGATTCAGAAAGGGCCGCGTCGAAAAAATCGGCGGCTGGGAAAAGTACATCGCGGGCGTTGTTAAGGGTGTGTGCCGTTCGCTTATGGACTGGGGCACCAAAGACGGCTCCTTGTTTCTCGGTGTTGGCACAAACCTCAAGTTCTATATTGAGGAGGGTGGATCACTAAACGACATTACGCCGATCAGGGCGACCACCACGAATGCGGCAACATTTGCCGCAACAAATGGCTCGTCTACGATCACTGTGACCGACAACAGCCACGGCGCTGTATCCGGTGACTTTGTGACATTTTCTGGCGCCACGTCGTTAGGCGGCAATATTACTGCCGCAGTGTTAAATCAAGAATATCAAGTTGAGGTTGTGCTTACCGTCAACACCTACACGATAAGCGCGGTAGATACGAGCGGCTCAGCAGTGACCGCCAACTCTAGTGACACGGCGAATGGCGGCGGGTCGGTTACAGCGGCTTATCAAATAAATGTCGGGCTAAATAGCTATGTTCGCTCTACAGGGTGGGGCGTAAACCCGTGGGGTGCTGGATCATGGGGTGCTAGCTCTACGATCAGCGCAACCAACCAGTTACGCATATACAGCCAAGATGCGTTTGGCGATGACCTGATATTTAACCCGCGAGCGGGAGGGGTCTATTACTGGGACAAATCCTCCGGAGTGGAGGCGCGAGGCGTTGCGCTTAGCTCTGTTGGAGGGGCAAGCAACACTCCGACAGGCGCCCTCCAAGTGATGGTCTCTGACATAGACCGGCATGTCATTTGTTTTGGCGTAAACCCGATTGGCGGAGGCGAGATTGACCCGCTACTGGTGCGCTGGTCGGATCAAGAAAGTGCGGCAGACTGGACGCCCACAGCAACAAACTCAGCGGGCGGTCAGGTCTTGTCATCAGGCACCGCGATTGTGGGCGCCATCAAGACTCGCCAAGAAATACTAATTAGCACCGACAATGGCCTAGTGTCGATGCGGTATGTGGGCGCCCCCTTTATTTTCTCGTTCACACCTGTGGCGGAGAATGTAGCGTTTGCCTCACCAAAGGCGGCGATTGTTGCTGGCGACACCATGTACTTCATGGACCCCGGCGGCTTCTACATCTACCGAGGCGCAGTGCAAAGAATGCCTTGCTCGGTAGAGCGATATGTTTTTGACAACATAAACAAAGACCAAATCTACAAGGTATTTGCAACCACTAATCCTGACTACTCAGAAGTAACGTGGTATTACCCAGTTGGCAGTGGTAACACAGATATCACGAACTACGTCTCTTTCAATTATGTGGAAAACGTCTGGGCCGTAGGAACTCTAGGGCGAGGAGCGTACTTTAACGCGCCGCTCCATGAGTACCCGATTGCGGCCACTAACGACCTCGACAATGTGTTGACGAACTACCTGTATACGCAAGAGATAGGGTATGACGCTGACGGATCAGAACTTGTGGCGTATGTGGAGTCGGGAGACATTGGCATTGGTGATGGCGATTCACTGATGATGATAAACAGGGTGATCCCCGACTTCACGTTGCTTGGAGATCAATCTAACGCCAGTATTGATATTGTATTTAAGGGGCGAAACTTCCCACTGGAGACGCCCGCCACACTGTCAACAGCGACAGTAACAAGCTCATCACAGCAGGAGCACGTCCGGGCCAGATCGAGAGAGTCAATCATTCGGATTGAGTCAAGCGGCTTGGGTTACGGTTGGTCAGTGGGATCATTACGGCTCGGCATTAGAACGGACGGGAGACGCTAATGGCAACGAGACCTCTGCCTGTTGCACCGCTAGAGTATCTGGCAAGAGACGAACAGGTAACTCGCCGGACGATAGAAAACAGCTTTCAGGATCTTGATGCGAAGGTGGACGCCAATCGAAACAAGACCAGCAAAGACTCATCGCTGGCTCTTAGGCGGTTCCAGTTTCTGCTGATGGGGGCGTCAAGTGGCTGACGCGATTAAGGTTCTTGGTCAGGTAGATGTGAGTGCAACGACCACAACAACGCTGTACTCAGCGCCCGACCTAACGCAGACTACTTGTAGCTCACTTGTTGTATGCAACCGGGGAGGGTCTGGAATTACCTTTCGCGTGAGTGTGCATGTGAACAATGCTGGAGCAGATGACAAGCAGTTTATTTTTTATGACGAAGACTTGGCGGCTACCACATCCAGAACGGTGGTGATTGGCCTGTGCTTAGGCCAAAAGGACGTGGTAAAAGTGTACTCAAGCGCGGCCAATGTCAGCTTCAACTTATTCGGTGTAGAGACTAGCTAATGAACAATCAATACCCAGCAAAGCCAATGATGGATCAGATGGCCCAGTACGGACGCTACGGGGATTCCATGCTGGTACACATGAACCCAGTTGAGGTTGCGGGCATCGCATCGCTCTCCCCCACGGGAAACCTGACGATCAACCCTGTGACCGGACAGCCAGAGGCTTTCCTGCCATTCTTGGCCCCTGCACTGGGCATGCTTGGAACTAAGCTGGGTCTGGGCGCATTAGGCTCAGCGGCGCTAACAGGTATCGGCACAGCGGCAGTGACGGGCGATCTCAAGCGGGGGTTGCTCTCTGGCCTGACAGCCGGTCTGGGTAGCGGTCTTGCTGAGGGTATCGGCGGCTTGGTTGAAGGTGCTCAGACGGGGGTAGATGTTGCCACCACAGGGGCGGACGCACTTGGCACAGGCGCCGAATTAGCCGCTGGAGCAACGGACTCCCTCGCTACTGGCCTAGACATGTCAACAGCAACACTGGCGGAAGGATTAGTTCCTCCCGGTGGCACAGATTTTCTAGCTCAGGCGCAAACTGCGGGGCAACAAGCCGCTCAAGCGGCAGGTACCTTGCCTCCGGTCGATTATGTTGCTCAATCGCAACAAATTGCTCAGGACGCATCTGCCGCATTAAGCGCCCCACCAGCACCGTATGTATCCGAAGCTCCCGGCATGGTAGGCCAGTTTGACACGGCAGTGAGTGGCTCTAAGGTCGGTCAAGGCTTTCAGAATGTTGTAGATAAAGTCGGCACTACCGGCCAGCTAATGGGCATTGGTATTGGCTCTGGCCAGATTGCTCAGATGGACATGGAAGAGGACTTTGAGAAGCAACAGCGCAGACTCATGGAAGAGAATGAGGCCAGCATGGGCGAGTCATACGCTGACCTCCAGAGAGCATACTCAATGGCACAGCCCGGAGTGGCGCGAGGGGATAGCCCTTACCGATCTCAGATGAGTCAGCGGACCTACGACTACGCGGCTCCCAGCACATACGCCGCCGAGGGCGGCATAGTCAGAATGAACCGAGGAGGCGCGGCCCCCGCTCTTTCTGTAAAGCAAATATATGACGCCATGCTTGGGGCGGGAATGATACCCAGTGACCTTTCGTTTGCCGATTTTGCCTCTCAGTATTACGACGGCGCTTCATCGGACGGTGCGGCAGGCGAAGGCGAAGATCCTGTCGCTCCGACTCCAAAAGTAACAGATAAGTTTGAAGTGCTCGACGAAGACGGCGTAGACATGCTTACGCCGGGATATTATGGCATTAAAGCGGGAACCGACCCAGAGGATACTCAGGAGTACAAGGCGCTTCAGAAGGCGGAAGCCGGCGAGATACTTACCCCTAAAGAGCAGTCTTTTCTTGAGCGGTATTACAACCGGCGCGAAAGATACAGAACACAGCGCGAGCGATCTATTAAGGCGGCACAGCCTGAAGCTGAAAGTCCATATGCGGCTATGCTAGCCAATCAAAACATTTTTGGTTACACCGCCCCCGCAGGCGCCCTTCAGGGCATAGATCCTGTAGAGATACAGCGTAGCTTGCGACCAAACTACAAGATCGCTAGCCCATTAGATTACATGGCTGGATTTGAGCCTGAGTTTCAGTATTTCCAAGATGATCCGAACGCACCGTTTATACCAAACAGGGCATTCCGTCCCACCTTGGAGGGTGTAGAGTCAGGCGGTCAGTATTTTGATCCGATTCTTCAGCGGGGTCAGTACCTGTCTCAACTACAGGACTACTACAGAACTCTGGCTAGCTATGGCATGGGCGGAGCGAACGCTCCCGCTGAGCCTGTAGATGCGGAGCCTCCAGCAAGCGGCGGTGACACGACCGGAGGGGCGTCTGGCGGAGCCTCTAGCGGGTCTTCCGGAGGTAGCTCCGCAGGAGCTTCTGACAGTGGCTCGGCAGGAGTTTCTGGCAGTGGCTCTCCCGGCGGCAATTCGTACCCTAGCGGCGGCGGATATTCTGGCACGATTGGCTCTACCTCTGGCGGGGCGTCTCAATCATCTAGCGGCGGATCGTTTTACAGGATCGTAGACGGCAAGGTTATTGCTTACGACATGGCCTCTATCGAGGGCGTAGACCCCAGTGTTTACGCAGGCAGGACTGCTCTAGATGGAACTGACGCTCCGAGCGGATACTATGTTGCGAATGAAAGGGTGCTAGGAAGCGTCGGTGATGACCCCTTTATTATTCCCGGCTCCAAAGGTATGTATGGCGAGGGCATCTACTACAAGGACGGTGCGCTTCACAACTATATGAGTCAGGAAAAATATAACGAGAAATACAATAGTGAACGAGACCATGCTTTAAAGTCTGCCGCATTTATTGACCCCGCCCTGATGACGGAAGAAGAAAAGTTTGGGATGGCTCGGCTAACCGGCAGTATGCCAAGCCCCGACAACGCGGCGGTAGGGATGAGTGATTGGAACGCGGGTTCTGGTGACAATCCTGACTCATATATAACGCAAGATGACTTTAGCTGGATGTACGGGTTAGATGACGCGCCTGACTCAGCTACCTCCAGTTCGGAAGACGCTTCGACCGCACAGTCTTCTCAGAGCAATGCGCCTGCTTTGCCCACCTTTGATGTAACCGCCCCATCCACCGCACCTGACACAGGCACCGGAGAGACGATTACCCCGTGGAATATTTACGGCCCACCCGGATCGGGAACCCCCGTTGACGTGCCTTATACAAGTAGCTTTGAATATTTTAGAAATCTGCAAAACCCTAATGCTGGGTCTGAATCATCTGTTCCTAACACTGAGGCAATAACCGTTGCGGCCCCGTCTCGGCGTCAGACCAAGCCAGTGGATGGGATTGCAGGCATTCCCGGCATTAACATTGATCCAGCGACTATTCAGGCGGCAATGGCGGCGTCAAATACACCCGCTACACCCCCAGCAGGCGCTCCTGAGCTTACTCCGGAGCAGGAAGAGGCTATGAATCAGGCGCTAGGGGCAATTCAGTCTGGCGGCGGCTTCCTTAACTCTATGGGTCGCTTCCCATTCCAAGAAGGAGGCAGAACCTTAGTAGGCTCTCTTGGCTCAAGGGAGACCCCAGCAGGGGGCATTGCTGAGGTAGATTCAGAATTTGCGGCAAGCCCCAGTGAGCAAGATGTCACTATGCTGGCATCTGCGCTCTTGGGTGGTGCGCCAGAGGCAGATCAAATTATCCAGATGTTCTTGGGTAAGTATGGCCCAGAGGTGTTTGGTCAAGTGCGTGAAATGATACTCAGCATGGTGACACCGAATGCTCAGAATGAAGGCATGATTCGCGGTCAAGGCGGCGGAATGGATGATATGATACCCGGAATGATCGGGGCTTCTCAGCCGGTAGCTGTATCGCCGGGAGAATATATTGTCCCCGCTGACGTTGTGTCCGATCTTGGCGATGGAAGCTCAGACGCTGGCGCTGACGAGCTTGACTCGATGTTAGAGAGGGTCCGGATGGCGCGAGGCGGCACGGCAGATCAGCCTCCTGCGATTGAAGCCCAGAGGGTTATGCCCAGATGAAAATTACTCTAGTGCCCCCTGAGAATGTCTTTGAGGTTTGGTCAGACATCAGGGAGTACCTAGAGCCAGCGGTAGAAACATCACACGGCAGATGGACGCTAGAGCATCTTATCGCCGTGCTCTGCAACGGCAGAAGCCAGCTTTGGATAGCATTCGACGAAGAACGCATCTGGGGCGCACTCACCACAGAGATTACTCAATACCCCGGAAAGCGGTGCCTGTCCATGCACTTCTTGGGTGGGACTAGTCTTGAGCAGTGGTATCCATCTATGCTGGAGCATGTGACAAATCACGGCAAAAACATGAATTGTTCAGCCATAGAAGGAACTGCTCGGTTTGGTTTCTGGAAGTTTTTGAAGCAGGACGGCTTTGACAAAACATCGGCATTTTACGAGAAGGACTTATGAGGGAAGGCTTCACGATAAGGTTGCTGGAGCATCGTGACGCTCCACTGGTTGCGAACTTGCTCGCTATGTATATACAGCAATCTAAGTATGCAAGCAGGACGTTAAGCGCAGAAAAACTACCAAAAACTATTTTTGAGGTTGTTGAGTACGACCAGAACTTAGGATTGGTTGTAGAAGACTCTGACGGAGTAGGAAGAGGGGCGTTTTTAGGCGGTTTGTTTTCCAACCCCCTTTTTGATGGGAACGATGCGTTGGAGTATGGATTTGCGCTTGACCCAAGCATGCGAGAACACACAAGGGATGCGACTAAAGCTGTGATAGGGGCTTTTGAAGATTGGGCTAGGACGAAAGGGGCTAGCGAAGTCAAGTATACCATTGGCTCTGGCATCCCCGGAAAAACACTTGAAAGTATTTTTGATGAAACAGGATATGAGCGATTTGGATATTGCGCTCGTAAGGAGCTTTAAATGTGTGGTGGCGGAGGCTCAAGCGGCCCAACTGAATCAACGGTAACTCAAACAAACCTACCTGAGTTTGCCGAACCATTTTACCGAGACCTATTGGCGCGTGTCGGTTATGAAGCGTCGATACCTTACGAGACGTTTCCCGATCAGCGCCTTGAATACTTCGCTCCCGCAGAGCAAGAGGCGATGCGTCGGTTTGAGCAACTTGGCGTCTCTGGTACTCCTGACGAGTTAATGGCGGCAGGTGACATTGCGGCACAGGCAGGCCAAGGCATTCCTTATGCTGACACAATGCTGGAAGTCACCAAGCGAGCACAAGAGCAGGGGGTAGGTTTTGCTCCCGGCTCCTTGGCCAATCAGGGGGCTGTACAGTCTTACATGAATCCATATCAACAGGCTGTTGTTGATGTAGAGAAGCGTGAAGCCCAGCGGCAGTCTGACATTATGGGCCAAAAGATTGGCTTGGATGCGGCTGGCATCGGCAGTCTTGGCGGCTACCGAGAAGCAATTATGCAGGCAGAGCGTGAGCGCAACTTGGGCCAACAGCTTGGCGACATCCAGACCCGTGGCAGTCAGTCTGCTTACGAGCAGGCTGTACGAGGCTTTGAGGCAGATCGTGCGGCGCAGGCTCAACGTGAGACCTTCCGGCAACAGCAAGCTAGGACGGCGGCTCAGCTTGGCCAGAGCGCATATGGTCAGCTTCTTTCCGGTGGTCAGCAACAGCTTGCGGCGGCAGGGATGATGGGCGACTTCGTAGCTCAGCGTCAGGCTCAGGAGATGGAGCGTCTGCGAGCAATGCAGACAGCAGGCCAGATCCAGAGAGAGCTAAATCAACGCGGCTTGGATGTTGGCTACACAGACTTCTTGCGACAGCAAGCATTCCCGAAAGAGCAGTTGGCATTCTATAGCTCCATGCTACAGGGTCTGCCGATTGCGCCGGGACAAATATCACAATCATACGGCGTTACCCCCAGCACGACACAGCAGTTACTTGGCTCTGGCATTGCAGGGGTAGGACTATACAACGCACTTGGCGGTTTTGGGGGCTAATTAATGAACATTCTTGACGCAGAAGACCTTATCAAAGGTTTGCCAGACGAGGCGCTGACCCAAGAAGCACAAATGCCTAGCGGTCAGGTGCCTCAGTTTCTGGTGGTATCAGAGATTCAGCGCCGTACCGATATGCGTAAGCGGTATCAGGCACAGCAACAAGAGGCTATGCCGTCTGTAAAAGACCAGATAGTGCAGGAGGGCATTATGGGAATGATGCCTCAACAGCCGATGGGTATGCCCCAAGGGATGCCCCAGCAGATGCCCCAGCAGATGCCACCACAGATGCCACCACAGATGCCTCAACAGCCTATGGGTATGGCGCAGGGGGGCATTGCAAGAATGGCTAACGGCGGCAGTACCGGCATGCCCGGAGCGTACAGTCTTTACGGTATGCAGAAGGAATACATCGACCCCCTTCTGGAGCGAGCACAGGTGCTGGCTCAAACGGCGCGCGTTTCTATTGAGGAGGCGTATGAAGTCCTCAAGCGAGAAGCGGCAATGAACATGCCTAACTACGGCATGCTTGCTCCGGCAGGAAATGATATTCCGGGCGTTATGTCTGACATGTCAGATGCTATGGGCAGGGGCATTCAGAGCGTGTATGACAGAATCCCCCAGTCATCTCCGGACGGCGGTATGGTTGGCAGAGGCATGGATGAGGCAGGCAGGCTGATCGACAGAGGGATGGATGCTATGGGGAGGGCCATGCCTGAGCGTAGAAGTCAGGCAGAGATGGCTGAGATGTTTAGCTCAGATGAGATAGCTAATCGTCTCGCCAATAGGCCCAGCTTGAGCGGGCTGATCGACAGAGGGGCGGATGCCGTTGACTCTGCTGGTAACTATATAAGCTCTGCTTTTGACTCTGCCGTTGACTCTGCTGGCGATTATCTTGGTCAAGCTGGAGATTATATAAGCTCTGCGGCTGGCTCTGCTGGTGACTACTTGGGTCAGGCTGGTGACTACATAGCGGATGATGTTCGTCGAAGCGTGGCGCCAATCAGAGCTTACGAGGCGGGGCGCAGTCAAAGAGTTTCCGACGCTTTTGATGAGGGAGGATATGGCGCTGGTATAGGACAGCTTGTGAGAGAGGCGCCCGGAAGTGTTGAGAATGTTCTTCGCACGGCGTTCACAGATTTTGCCAACCTGCCGCCGATTACTGGCGCGGCAAACATGCTGGATCAACTTGTCACAGGATCTACTGATGACCCGTTCATGGTCTTCGGGGGTTCAAAAAGTCCGCAGACCCAAGCAACTAAAGACGTGTCGGTTCAGGGTTCCGATGATATTCGTCAAAGCAACGCAAGACTCGGAATAGGTCCGCAAGGCGTAGTCAGCGATGTGCTTGGCAGAAAGGCGCCTCCTGTAGATCCTCCCACGCCGGGGAGCGAGCCAGTGCCCAGCCCGATTAGCGAGTTGCTTGATGCGGCAATAGCGTCGAACACCGATGCCAGCAGGCCCGACCCTGACCCCCGTTTGGATATCAGCGACATTCTTGGCGAGTCTCGCAAGATGACCCAAGCCAACATGCTGATGCAACTTGGCGCAGGCATTGCTGGCGGTGATCTGTCTAAGGGTATATCTGCCGCTGGAGCGGCTGGAATGAAGGGCGCCCAGCAACAGCAAGCCTTGGATATCCGTAAGCGTTTGGCTGAGTATCAAGCTGGACGTGAGGACATCGCTAGAGGTGATGCGGCTGAGTTGACGCGAGAAAAGATACGAGCAGAGCTTAGTGCTAGCAGGGGCACTACCCAAAGAGAACTCATTAGATTCTATGCAGATCAGGCAGACGGACTTCGCAAAAAGGCTACCGCTTTGGCCCCACTGGGTGGCTCGCTCACGCAGGAAGAGCTTGATACTCTTCAGGCAATCACCGATATGGTAAGCGAGTACTCATCGCGGTATGGCCTCATGCTTCCGGAGGCTCCCCCGCCAAGCCAGATGCCATCAACGGCAGGGTTTAGCGTCGTTTCTCCAAAAGGCTAAGGGGCGAAAATGCCGGTAACTCAGGTACAGACTCCAGATGGCAAGCTGATTGATATTCAGCATCCTGATGGCGCGGCAGAGCAGGACATCCTTTCCTATGCGTCTCAGCAGTACGCACTAGACCCGTCTGCCGCATATAGCCAAGAGACCAGCCTGTTTGATGACGTGGTTGAGTTTGGTCAAAGAACCCTTGGCTCTGCGGCAACGCAATTAGCTCAAGTCCCAAGCGGTCTGCAAGAGCGGTTCTTTGGGGAAGAAGGCTTTGACGAAGACGATAAAGCCCTTGTAGAGCGCAACCGCCGTGCCGCACAAAGCATTTCAGAGTTCTTTGGGTATGACGAGGGCTACGAAGACGGGGCTGTAGGGTTTTTATCGGGAGCAATAGGCGGGGCGCTCCCTAGCTATGGACCTGCTTTGGCGGGTGTCGGTGCCGGCTTCTTAATTGGTGGCCCTGTGGGTGCACTGGTGGGAGCCGGCGCTGGCATCTTGGGTGGCGCCACCATAGGGTCTGGCGCTAATGTCAGTGCCGGCATGGAGGCGACGGCCAGAGCATTGGAGATGGGTCGATCTGTCTCCGACGAAGATTACGAAACCGCCATGCGGAATCAGGCTTTGATTGGCGCATCTGAAGGTCTTCCGATTGGTCGTTTAGCTGTAGGGGCATTCCGATCGCTATCCAAAGCGGCGGCAAAAGACCCGAAGGCCGTAAAGACAATCACGGACTATTTGGTTAGCGCGCTGAAGCAAGGTACGCTTGAAGGTGCTCAGGAAGCCCTTGCCGGCCTTGCATCTAATGCCAATCTAAAGGAATACATCAACCCAGACATTGACATTACCGACTCACTGGCGTCTGACTTAGGGGCTGGCGGTGTAGCCGGCGCATTCTTTGATGTTGCTCTTAATTTGGCAACCAGAAAAAGCAGACTGTCTGGTTTAGATAGCCCCGATGAAGTAAAGCCTTTGCGTGAAGAGCTTGTTGCGGCAGAGGAAGAATTGCGCGACGGCATTGATAACAATGAAACAGCCCGAAGAGAAAGACTTTCTGAGCGACTTGCCGTCCCCGTTGAGGCCGAGCCGGAGATAATTGGAGATTCTCTAAACACCCTGCTCAATCAAGAAGAGCTAAGCGCGAGTGATTACAAGGCGTTTGGCCAAAGCGTTGTTGCTCAGATGGGTGATAGCTTTCCGACTGAGCCAGTGTTTGAGATTGTTGAAAACGATAACAACACCTTCCAAATACAAGACCCGTCTGGACAAGCATACGGCAGAGCGGTCACGCCTCAAGAAAAAATCAAGCTACAGCCTGCCCTCGTTGCCCTCAATGCTCAGACTGTTGAAGAGTCTATCTTCCAGAATAACCGTATAGTTATTAATGAGTCATCCGAAGACTATTCCCCCGATCAAGTTAGGACACTGCACCGACTAGGCCGTATTGCTCTTGGCCCAGAGTCGCTGTCGTATTCCGCAGAGGCCGCAAATTACGCAGGCGGCACCGTTCCCGAGAAAGGGTTCCTGCCTACTCTGTCCCCCGAAGAGATCATCAAAAACAGCATTCCTCGCAAGCAACAGACTATTGCCCAGCGAATTAACGTGCGTAGACTTAAAAACAATCAGCCTACTACTAACAGGTTTGCGCTAAGCGAGATACGCCGGGAGATCGGATCTGATGTGGGTCGTCTTGCTGACTACGAGTCAGGCACCTTCCGCGTAAACACTTTCCGAGCATTGCCGTTCCCTGTTGAGGGTAAGTTTGCTGTAATTCCAGAGGCAATGAATGTTGACGGGCAGATGGAGCCTGCCGGCGACTACATCTTTGATCGTCCTGCAACTGCGGCAGAGCGCCAAGCGGCCAGAGAGCAGGGCAAAAGACCGCCAAAGCGGGTGAAGTTTACGTCTGTGGCGGATGCTTCTGACTATGCGGGAGAGTCTAACAGGGCGAAGGACGAAGCTAGGATACCGATCAAGGAGATAATGGGAGATCCAGAGTTCAGCGTAGAAAAAATACGCAGAATACTGGATCAAAAAAACATATCTTCAGATATCAATTCACCAGAAATCAAACACCTTGCGGCTAGATTTACTGGTAACAAGTTAAGAAGAGATCAAGGGATACATGACCTTACGCCCGCTGAGGGTCAGTTGCTTTACTTGAAGCTCAGCCAGCTTCCGCGTTTTGACCAGCCCACCAAGATCCCTCAGTTTAAGCTACGGCCTTACACGGCCAGCCAAATTGCCACCGCAACAGACTACTACCAAGCCAATGGCAAGGATATTAATAGGGCCGAACTGGAGTACACCTCGGGGAAGCCGCTGACTGACGCCGCATACAAAGAAGTGACAAGTCGAGCGCGGCGCACGTCTCCCGAGGGGCAAGTCGAGCAAGAGCCAATAGCCGCATTACCGCCCCCCTCGATAGCCCCCGACACCAAGAAGATGCTGTCTGATGCGGTTAATCGACGCCTCAAAGCGCTTGGCTTGCCAGACATCTCAGGGGTTGTGACGGACTTGGTTCGCAATGTTGAGCGAGACGCTGACGGCAACGTCTACCTTAACAACGTCGCAGAGGGCGCGGATGAGCGTGTCGAGGGTGGATATCAACGCAGTGGCGCCAAGACCATACAGGTTGCGTTAGATGCGATTATGTCTCGGGCGAATAAGCCAGAAGACATTGAGTCCGCAGTAATTGACGTGCTCAACCATGAGATTGTGCATGCACTGCGTGAGCTTGATGTTATTACCCAGCAAGAGTTACAGCTTCTGGAAAGATTGGCGACTAAATACCGCAAGACTGACACCAATCAAACTTACATGGAGTGGGCGACAGAAACCTACGCGGGTGACACTGCCGTCAACATATCAGAAGAAGCAGTAGCCGAAATGATTCGCGACGGAATATCTGGTCGCATCATAATAGATAACAAGTCAGCCAAGCTCACCGGCAAACCTCGATCTATATTTAACCGTATTGTTAAGTTTTTTAAGGGCTTGTTTAATACGGCAAAAGAGGCCGATCCCGACTACGAGTCATTCACTCAGTTTATTACCGACCTTGAGTCTGGGGCGATTGGAGAGCGTCAGCGCGGGCAGGTGCGTACACTGTACAGGCTGGAGCAGATATCCGGCCAGTTTATTAATAGACGAGCGCCAGTTGTTGCAACAGCTTCAGGTTCGACCCCTGAAAAATTAGAGGTTTTGAAGGAAAAAATACCGGAGTCTGACAGCCTGATGGAAGAGGCTGGCATCGACGATATGATGTTTAGCCGCAGGCTGGACAGAGCGGACGAGCAGGGCTATGACACCAGCACCCCCTACTACCACGGCACAGCCTCGCCTGACATTCGTCGATTCCGCACGGAAATCCCTCACGCAAAAGGCATCATTGCTGGCCACTTCACCACAGATCCAAAGTTTGCCAACACGTTTGTACCCGTAGTGGCTAGAGAGGGTGAGGCGCAGACTGTCTACCCCGTGTTCTTGCGCGCTAAAAACACATTTGACCCTCGCGACAAGAAGATGGTGAGCCTAGTTATGGCCGACATCGACCGAGGTGCAGACGGTCAAGGGCACAAACTTATTGTCGATAACCTCCTCAGCACATCACGGCTCGATCTCACTGAGCCAGACGCGATCTCTTTTGCAGATTCCGTCACAGATAAGATTGGCAAAAAGGTGCGAGCTACACCCCTAACCAAGTTCACGTTTGAGGATCTTGAGACCATATCCCCTTTCATCAAGGCGGCTGGATTTGATTCCTACCTTGATTTTGAGGGCGGGACTGGCAAGGACGTAACTGGCATAGCAGTATTTAATCCCGCTGACATCAAGGGCGTGTTCGCTGAGTACGACCCCACTGCTGTGCCAGAGGGCATGCGGTACGAAGATGACATCATGTTCAGTAGGCGCACTGATCTGCCGCCGCCGGAAAACGCGCAAAGAACGCAGATTTCGGGAACCCTGCCGACATACCGCAAGGCCGCAGATATATTGGACCGAGAGGGGTCTGGAGACAGGTATCTGGACTTTGGCGCAGGTCTTGGTCTTGGCGCCAAGGAGCTAGGGTATGACTCTTACGAGCCGTTTCCTCGCAAAGACTTTTCTCCCACCTATACAGAGCCAGACCAGATATCCCCGCGATCTTATGACAAAATCCTAAACCTCAATGTGCTGAACGTGGTGCCGCGTGACGCAAGAGACAGGATTGTCAGGGACATAGGGACTGCTCTTGACGCGGGCGGGGTTGCGGTAATCACAACGAGAGGCAAGGAGGTTCTTTCTGCTCAAGGCAACCTTGGGCCAGAGGCAACCTCAATTATCACCACCAGAGGAACCTATCAAAAAGGGTTCTCTAGGAGGGAGCTTGTTGATTATGTGAGGGGCGCGCTTGGCCCTGAATTTGAGGTGTCTTCGCTAAACCTTGGCCCTGCCGGCGTGTTGGTGAGAAGGGTGGGCATTGACGATATGATGTTTAGTCGCCGCGCCGACATGAAGCATGGAATCCCCAAAGAATATATTGTCTCCTCCAGAGGTCAGGTGTCTGGCAAGCCAGCACTGCCCAAAGCAATCAATCCCAAAAACGGTGAGGCGCAGGCTCAAAAACTGGCTGAGTTGGCAGAGCGGCACCCAGACCCACTATCCAGCAAGGCCGCATGGTTGCGGTTTGAGCGTGATTTAATGGGCGACAACGAAACGCCGTCAGCGCCGACAGGTTTAATCAGGCTGTACGACGACATAGATGCGTGGGTTGAGAGGCATAAAGAGCTTACTCCAGAACAGCTTGCCGCCGCTGGAGAGGGCTTTGAGCTTGTAGAAGATATGAGCCAAGCCTACGCAAACGGGGATGCCACGGTAGACACCACGGGTAAGCTGATGCTGTGGGGCATACTTTCTCGAATGCTGTCTGCACACCCGCATGAGTCAGCGTTCCTTGATGCCGCCATAGACAAAAAACTGTCTGAGTTTATTGGTAGGGCCGTCGAGCGGGAATGGACTCAAGCTGACATAGACGAATACCTTCAGTGGACGGACACGGTTATTCCAGACTTTGCTCCATCTAAGCAGGGAACATCCAATCTCCGTGCCTTTGGCAAAACATTCCTACCAAAAATGTCAAAGCGCACACCAAGCGGCAAGTCTGCGCTAGAAGAACTGCATGACCTTATAGCTGACAAGTCTGTGCCAACCAGCGACATCCGGGCTAGGTACTACGGCTTGAATCAAGGCATGGGAATTCAGAATAAAGTGCTGTCGTTTATTCTTCTGATGACCGGAAGGAAGGATGTAGTGGTGCTGGACCGCATACAAATCAATTCCATGTGGGACGCCGGTCGATTCGGAAGGCTAATATATGACGATATAGCGAGTTTGTTTGAGGGCGCTCATGGGCTGGCAAGATACGAGGCTTTGGAGCGATCCCTCGCCAACAAAATACAGGATCTTTATGACGGGGTCGGCAGACCGGATGATGCGTCTGTTGGGCGCTATCACTGGGAAAGCTGGGTAAGGGACTCGGGGCAGGTCGTGTCCCATCCAACCATACAGGGCTTAATCAGTGAGACCAAGGGGGATCGGTCGCTAGCCGAGTCTTATGCGGACATAGGCGCACCCGAAGGACGCTTCCATCAGTTTGCGTTTGGCTCTGTGTATGCCCGCGATGCGGATGGAACCCCGTACATTATGTACGCAGACAGTTCTGGCACCCCGCACAGGTTTGGCTTAGAGCGTTTTAAAGAATTCTTGGCTTACATCAAGAAGCCGGCCAACGGAGTTATTCCCTCACAATTTAGTGTAAAATCATATCGGGAAGCTGGCTACCCTTGGTATCAATCAGAGGAAGTAAATCGTGAAAGACTCGATCAAATCATCCAAGATTTCTCGGAAGGAACAACAACTACAGAGGCGGCTGTTTCAGACGCTGTTGAATCTGAAGGAGACGCCGATGTCACCGGACAGCGACCTAGCGATGCAAACATCCTCAGTGAGGACCAAGTCGCCTTCTCGCGTCGAGCCTCAGACAGAAATGTAGAGCGGTCTAGTCAAAATGCTCTTGACCAAGTTATTAAGTATGCAGAGTCAGTCGAGCTAGACCCCGCAGGCGCGGCAACTCTTGAGCAAGGCCCGATTGCTTTTTCGGTAAACGCGGGATTTGCGGATCAAAACGGCTACGCCCCTTCTTTCACAACCCCATCTCGGTCATGGTTTGATCGGGTTGTCTTTCAGGTTCAAGACAAGCTAACCGACCTCAAGGCGATTGAAGAGGCAATTAACGAGGCCAGAAAAGCTAGGGGTGAGCCGCCTTTGGCCGTTCAAGCAAGCGCCTACATAGGCGAAGAAACAATTCCCGGCAAGCTGGGCGAGCTTGATCGCAGATTCCAGAGAAATGAGTTGCAACCGCTTGTTGATGACATGTCAGAAAGTGGTGTGTCGTTGGACCAGATGGATGAGTTTTTGGTTTTCCGGCATGCTATTGAGCGTAACGAGCGAGTGAGAAACATCAATCCATCCATACCGGACGCCGGATCTGGCGAGTGGAACGGCCAAAGGCTTACTGACGATTACGTCAAAAAACAAATGCTTAACAAGTATGGCATGCGTTGGAACGACAAAAAAGGCGAATGGGAAGGCGGCAATGACGCTGGCAGGCTCATGTCTAGGCTGGCATCCAAGGTTGACAAGATCAATAGCACTACCTTGGCAATCTCCGAGAGAGGTGGCTTGCTGACGAAGCAAGATCGTGAGTTCCTTGATGGCTTCTTTAAATATTACACGCCGTTGCGCGGCATTTCACAAGACGAAGATATTGCCGCAGAAACAAACAAGGGCACCGCTGGTTCTGGTGGAAGCCTGAGTATTGTGGGCAAGGAAGTAAAACGGCTAATGGGCAGGCAAACAGAGGCAATCTCTCCGCTTGCAACAATCATTTCTGACCGTGGAAGGCAGACTGCTAGATCAGTTAAAAACGTGTCATTTGGCAAGCGCCTTGTCGAGCTTATCAAGAACAATCCGAATGACGAGGTGTGGCAGTTAATTTCTCCAGATGACCCTCAGTACAGAAGGGCGTTTGACACTTCATACACATACGTTGGTCCTGACAAGTCACGCTACGGCGAGCGCAAGTCTGACATCTCCAAGGAAAACGACAAAAAGAACTGGGTCAAGCGCGTTAGAGTTATTCAAGATCCCGTCATTAACCCATACGGCAAAGAGCTTCTTGGAGTAAAAGTAGACGGACAGCAGTATTACGTTCACTTTGCCAACCCCAGCTTGAGAAAGGCCGCGATTAATCTTGATGCAGAAAGCGTAGGGTTTCTTGTAGAAAGGCTCAACGGCTTTACACGCTTTATGTCTTACGTCAACACCAGCCTTAACCCTGAGTTTGTTATGGGCAACTTCGCCCGTGATGTGCAGACCGCTATATACAACATCATTGGCGAACAGACAATGGAAGGCGGCAAGGCTGTCAATGCTAAGAAAATCGTGGGGCAGGTGCTCAAAAGAACAATCCCCTCCATCAAGGTTTTCTACAAGGGATATCGAGACCCCAGCAACCTTACTGGGCAGGATGCAATAGACTTCCGTGAGTTTATGCAGACGGGCGCTAAGACAGACTGGTTTCATTCCAAGCCTCCGGAGCAACAAAAAAAGAACATCGAACGCATGGTCGATATGGCGAATGGCACATTTAGTGGTAATGCCACGCAGGGCTTGGTAGCTGTCAAGGACTTCATTGATGACACCAACTCCGCCGTAGAGAACGGGGTCAGGCTTGCCACGTTTGTTGCGGCAAGAGATGCGATGCTGGCGAAGGGTATAGACGGGGACACAGCCTTGCAAGAAGCCGCAACGCTAGCCAAGAATCTGACAGTCAACTTCAACAGGCGAGGAAACTCAGGGCAGTTATTAAATGGCCTGTACCTGTTCTTTAACGCATCTGTACAGGGCACCGTGAATACAATGCGCGGGCTGAACGTGTTTAACCCTGACTCGTCTAGAACAAAGCAGGCGGTTGTTGGAGGCATTGTGGGTTTTGGTGCTTTAATGGCCGCGCTTGCCGAATCGCTAATGGACGAGGAAGAGTTCGATGACATCCCTGAGTACATTAGGGATAGGAACATGATTATTCCGGACGCCTTGTGGGGCGGTGACCCGAAAACATACAGCACTATTCCGCTCCCTTACGGGTACAACGTGTTCTACAACCTTGGCGAGAACGCCTATCTTGTTAGCTCTGGAGCACTATCTAAAGAAGATGCCGCTGTCAGGGCCACCAACGTATTCTTAGGCTCGTTTAACCCTCTTGGCACTTCGTCAAGCGAAACTTACATTGGCTCGCTCTTGAAAACCGCAACACCACAAATACTCAAGCCGGCGTTAGAGCTAACCATGAACGAAAACTACTTTGGCGCACCTATTTACCCACCAGACAACCCGTTTGGTGGGTTTAGTGAGCCTTTGTCTAGAAGGTCTTTTAAAAACACAGCCTCCCTGTGGAAGAACATTTCCGAAGGCGTCAGTACGTTTTTTGGTGGTAACGAGTCAGAAGCAGGGGCGATTGAGTTTCCGCCAGATGCCATGAGCTACTTGGTAGGCTACTTTGGTGGTGGCGCGGGAACATTCGCGGAAAGAACATTCCTAAAGGTGCCGTCTGCGCTTCTGGACGAAACAGCAGAGCTTGAGGTCAGGGACATTCCGTTTGTCCGCAGGATACGCGGAGAAATCAACGCCCAACCAGACACCGAGCAATACTATGAGCGCAGAGAAACTCTAACAGCCAAGCTCAATCAAGCCAACAAAGTGCTTAGGGGTGCCGAAAGAGCGGCATACATCAAGGAGAATAGGCCATTCTTCAATATGATGCCCAACTCAAAGGCAACTGAGAAGGCGTTAAAGAGTCTTAGGGCGTCTTTGCGCGCCATACAGAAGCTAAAAGCGATCAGTCCTGACCGAGCCGTAGAGCTTGCACAGCAAGAAAAGCACCTGCAAGATAGAATAGACCGTGTTATTGAGCGATTCAATGACAGGTATGATGAGGTTGTAGGCAAAAACAAGTAACATTCTAGCGGGGCATGGGATGCAGTATGCACAGTTTGCGGAAAGTGAAAGCCAGCTAGCAGTAGCAACCTTGCTGGACAGGGGTTTAACTAAGGCGAAAATAGCTAAAGACCTTGGCATTACAGAGCGTAATGTGTACCGCTCCATTGAGCGACTAAGGACGAACGCCGCCAAGAGGGGTTACAGCCCAGAGCACGACATGAATCATGTGGTGCCAAAAGGCTACAAGGTAAAGGGTGTATCCACTTTCTACAACGATGAAGGCAACCCCGTCGCGCAATGGGTTAAGTCCGCGACAGACGAGCAACAACGAGCGCAGGCTCTGCTCGACGCGGTAGAGAAAGCCGCCACTGCCCTGCCCAAGTTTAAGCCCGTCAAGTCACCCGCTCAGTCAGATGAAAACCTAGCATCTCTCCTGACCATCACTGACTTCCACCTTGGAATGAAGGCGTGGAAAGATTCAGATGGCGACGATTGGGACGTGAAGATAGCTCGCGACGTATTTATGAACGCTATTCACGACATGATATCAGCAAGCCCGAAGTCCGGCACAGGGATTCTCAATCAGTTGGGCGACTTCCTCCACTGGGACGGACTTGTTCAGGTTACGCCGACCTCCGGGCACCACCTTACCGGGGACGACCGCTACTCAAAACTTGTTGAGCTTAGCATCAGCGTAATGACCGAAGCAGTTCAGATGATGCTGAAGAAGTTCGGCAAGGTAATTGTGGTGCAGGCTGAGGGCAACCACGATCTGGCGTCCAGTGTGTGGATGCGGAAGTTCATCAAGCATCGCTTTGAGGATGAGCCTCGGGTCGAGGTTATCGACAACGAGTTCCCTTACTATGCCTATAAGCACGGCGAAATCATGCTGGGCTTCCATCACGGGCATAAGATGAGAATGCCACAGCTACAAAAGCTGTTCGCGTCAGAGCCTCGGTTTAGAAAAATCTGGGGTTCCTGCAAGCATGCGTATATCCACTGCGGGCACCTCCACCATGAGCGAGTTCTAGATGACGCGGGGGCCACGATTGAACAGCACCCGACCCTCGCGGCCCGAGATAATTACAGCAGTTCCCACGGGTATGTTAGCCAGCGTGGGGCCAAGGTTATTACTTACGACAAGTTAGATGGAGAAGTTCACCGCGTCACAGTGAGGCCACGGAATGAGTAAGATTGTAACGCTTACCAAAAAGCCCTCAGTCTGGGAAGAAGTCAGCGATATGCTGGAGGGCTTTGTCGAGTCAATCACAGACGAAGAAACTGGTCTTGCGGATGAGTTGTCCTGTGTCGTGTTGATGTACAGAACCAAGGACGGGGATGTGACCTTTGAGTGCACCACCAGCGCCACCGCCGAGAGTGTCGGCATGATGGCGGCGGCAGTTCACATGGCTTGTTTATATGAGATGGCGCCCTACGAGGATGGTGACGAGACCCTCCACTAGCTTAGGTTATCCGCTAGCTCAAACAGCAAAAAGGTCAGCGAGACAGCCACGACCACAGAAAACGCCAGCCAATGCTCACCTAGATTAGATAGTCTATTTTTCACTAGACCCTCCCGCCGCAAGAATCCCTACGGCACCCACCTTCTTCATCACCAGCGACAAGTCAGCCTGTTGCTCCAGCATCATCCGATGAATGTCATCGACAGTAGCCTCTATATCTTCCAGCCTGTTTGCCGTGTCATCAATAAACGCATCCACAGATACCACTAGATCACGATAGGCGTCCCCCTCCAGCGTCAGCTTGATACTACTCATGTCCTGCCCTCCTCTGCTGGAGGCACATAGAAGCCAACCTCGGCGGCTATGCGGCACAATGTCTCAATAAGTTCAGAGTAATCGTGCTTGTCTGCGTCAGTGCTTCGCTTTGCTGGGCGCCGACGAATGCCAAACTTGGTGGCGTGTTCTGTTGAGCCGTAGCACTGGCACAGCATCTCTTCGTGCGTCTCATCAGGCGTCATGCCACAGAATCGCCCAAACTCCGCACACCACTTACGGTAGTAGTTCTCCTGCGGCCTAGTCCTGCCTGCTCGCATGGGCTTGATCTCAATGACCACGCCCTCTGCCGCCTTCTTGTTTACATCGACAAGCTCCGTGAGCTTCTCCGGAAACGCGGACGATAAATACTGAAACGTGTTGAGTAGCTCTATGGATTTAGCGCGTGGAATTGGAATCAGCATTTTCACTCTCCTTAACTTGATAGGGTCTATAGAAGTGGAGCGGGCAGTTCACTGATGTGCAGTTACGAACGCACTCACGGAACCCCTGCTCAATATGATCTTTAGTACAGCCCATACAGGCGGCGCACATAGCCTTGATCGCCCTCTGCCTTGTGCGGTGTTTTTCTAAATTGGCGATTGGATTTAAGTAGCTCATGGTTTATATCCCTTGACGGTAATAATGCCTTGCTCTACGCGGCGCAACAGCGTCCGCGCAATCAAGTAAAGAAACTGCTCGCTAAGGTCTATCTTTTTCTCAAAGTTAGAGCCGTCATAGTCCACGTCAAACGCGTGATGACACTTAAAACACAGGTCAGCAACCATTAGATCGTGAGACTTGATGCCCTTCCCTTTACCAAGAAGATGACTTCGTAAGCCCGTGTAGTGCGCGGCGACCACGGTGCCATCGCAGACACCGCAGTTCACACATGACTGATCTTTTGCGCCGGCCAACATGGGCTTGCTTCTAATCATTAGAACGGCCAGTCATCTTCCGGTGTAGCGATTGGTTCAGGCTCTGACACTACTGCTGAGTAGTCAGGCTCAGTGGGCGGTGCAGAAACCTTTGACTCGTCGAACGCGGCTTCGGCTGTGATGTAGAAATACTCCTTCCCATCTTCCTTGCTTTTCCGATTCCACGCCGCCAGCTTCATCTTCGGCTCAAGCCCCGCCTTACCCATCGCAATGATGTTCTTGATCTGGGCAGACGAAATCTTCACGTTGCCCGTCCAGTCTGGGTGGTTGTTAGCCTTCTTGTACTGGTTGGTATACAGACCGCCCTCTGTCTTGGGGTACTTATCGTTACTCATGCCGCTTCCTCCTGTAGTTTGGCCTTGAGTGCACTAAGGTGATCTTTCAACTTAGCGTATTGCTCTGGGTACTGGCTATCCAGCAGATCAATGACTGACTTGTTGTTGCCATAAAACTCTTTGAGCGACTGAATAGAATCGGACGCAAACTGATCGACTGTGCTCATCAAGAATGTCACTGCGTTTGCCGCCTCTTCTGCGCTTCCGACCGAGGGTGATGCTCCGGCGGATGGGGTTGCCTCTGACTTGCTTGGAGCAGACGGCGCGGTCTTCTTCTCCGCCGGCTTCTTGGGTGCAGGCTTTGCTTCCGCTTTGGGCGCCGGCTTTTGCTCAGGCTCGTCAGGCCCACTCGGAAGATCCTCGCCAGCGTAAATGTAGTGGCCCAGCCCAAACATGCCGATACACTTAGTCAGGCACCGCATTCTAGTATCGGATATCTTCCGCAGGTCGGGATTCTTCATCGCGTTGTTTTTGTAGTCCATGACTGGCAACCACATGGTGCGCTCAAGCTCTCCGATCCGGACTCGACACCACACCTCGACGTGGCCCATTTCATCACGGCACTCGTTGAAAAACTCATAGGTAGCATCAGGGTAGTTCTCCATGAGAATGCCCCATGCCCATGCCCAAGACAGGTAACTTAGACCTCCCTTGCTCTGCTTGTGGTCATTGCAGTCAACCTTCGATAGCGTTTCCCACACTGCCTTGTATGTGTGCTTCGCGCTCATGCTTCACCTCTTGTTGTATTCGTGGCCAGCTTTAACTCCGGAGGAGGCTGATTGCCATACTTGTTGTCATGCACAACCTTCATCGAAACGCTCAAACCTTCGACGGTGCGGATGTCATCCACGTTGACGACGGTGAGAGTGAACCACCGATAGTTAGGATCAATATCCTTCTCCCTCTCAACCTGCCCTGCGTCGGGCGTCAGTTGATAGCAAAGCTGATTACATTTTTCACTCGCCTCTTCGATATCGGATGCCGCCATAGACACCACCCGCACAGGCCCGTTGTGCACCTGCTTAATTACACCAATAAAAAACTCATCAGATGAGCCAGTTTTTTTTGTGTTCATCACTTACTCCTAGTTGTTTCCACACTTCGTTTGCCGTCATCTTGTAGAAGTCAGCGCCATTCATATCGCCAATGTGCTTACCGCTCAACCAAAACGACAGCGTGTTACCGCTGATTGTTATTCTCAGACAGTTCCTTGTTGCCTGCATCATGCCCACCACCTTACGGTAGAAGTCGGGGTCAGTTCCAAGTGGGTTCACGCTTCCTCCTGATACTGGTCACAGAATTGCGCGACCTTGCAGTAGTTGTCCACGCACCGAGTGCACTTGCCAGCACGGTGCTCGATGTGAAACTTAGGGTCTGACTTGTCAGCAATAAACGACTTGGCCCCGGACTCTGAATCAAAGACTCGGGTTGCTCGTTTGTTTTTGCCAGACATCACGGCGTAAGAATCTAGCTTCTTCCATCGCTCCTGATCGCTACACAGAGGCAGGGTGCCGCCAGTCAGTCGGTCAAACTCGGCGTTCTGATGTAGCTGTACACGCCCACGGACATAGGCATCCCTCTCATCCTGACTCCACAAAGGCACGTCCACCACGGTGATCGGCGCCTCGGGATAGTTGGATTCCAGCGTTGCCTTGGTGCGTTGCCAGTCGCGTAATACCGCCACAATTTGTAGGGACTTTACCTCTACCTCTTTGCAGTGCTCGACAAGCCATGCGTAGAAGTTAAGTTGTTTCTCCCACTCAGGCTTGCCGTGTACAACAGACCAGACTGATGTGCACTTGTAGTCCAGCACCGTGACAGAACCATCATCCTCTGCTCGCTGTATGTCGATAGCGCCACTGATAATCCAGTTGTCCACCTCAGCATACAATCGCTCTTCAGATATGTGCCCGTCAGCATCGTGCTGTTCAAACATCTTGTGCACCGCAGTACCCAGCACAGACCAAACCATATCGGCGGCGTCCTCCATGATCTGCTCTTCGTGCTCTTTACGCAGGATGCGTACACGCGGAGAGTCGATTAGCTGGGTGACAGACCGATTACTTTCGCCCTTTGTGTAGTCGCTATGAGTCAGTGACAGAAATACAGGCTCAGGCAGGTTAGTTTGGTTCGTGATAATCATGCGACTCGGAATACCCTCATGCCACCTTCAGACTTGACGGTGCTAAACTTCTTGGGTTCATGCGCCCTCTGGAATCTCGACACCCTCTGGCGCAGTGAAGCCACGCTTTGGGAGTCTTGCGTCAACAGGGGTACGAGGAACGAGTCTCCTACCTCCATCGCGCCAAAGGGTAGCTCTGGCAAGCGGGTGCGTTGCGGCATCGGTACATTCTTCTCTATCGTGATTGTCATAAAGCTCACGTTCCTCTTGTTCCTGTATGCGATAAACATGTCGGCCCATCTTGCTCATGGGTGCTCTCCGGTTGATAATGTTGTGCCGCATTCAACCCATCGGGGCGGCACTAACCGACTGGCTAGCTTGCTCAACGCGCCTTCATTGCGTCAGCAAGCGCAGGGTTGTCGATAAGTTAATAACGGTAGAGGGGCAATGTCAAACGATATATTGAATATAACGATACAGGGTGAGCCGTGCAGTAAGGCTAACAGTCGTAGACTAGTTAAGAGTAAGACGGGGCGCCCGCTGTTCATCAAATCCCAGAAGGCGTTGGATTATGTCAAGTCTTTTATAAAGCAGTGCCAAAAAATTGACCCGCTTTACGAAAAAGATGTAGCGGTAAAAATCACGATATATTATGCTAGTCGCAGACCTGATCTGGACGAGTCATTGATATTGGACTGTATGCAAGGACTAATATACAAGAACGACAGGCAGGTCAAAGAAAAACACATCATCTGGGGCGGGGTTGACAAAGAAAACCCGAGGGCTGTAATTAGTGTCTGGAATCTACAAGACGGTTTATACCAAGGTAATTAGTCAGGCCATCAGAGACCTGATAAGCAATCAGCCTCAGTTAAAGGCTGATGCCGTCAAGTATTTACAGTCCCCCTCCTTCCTCAAGCATTGCAATATCGCTGGTTATCCGTTCGGGCTACAAGATGCGCTCGACGAAATGCTATTGCTCAGCAAAACTGAGCAGGTGGTCGTGGCGAGAATGCTGATGGAAGAGCTTGCAGATGATGTGTAAAAAAAGCCCCGCGTGTGGCAGGGCTGTGGAGGAAATGCTAATTCTGTCCTCTAGGACTGTCCTAAGCTGGTATATATCTAAGTTAATTAAATTAGAAAGTATCTAAGCTATGACTGTCCTAGTAACTAGGATTGTACTAGAGGTTTCCATAATTATCACGAAAATTCAGAAAAGGCAAACGCTTTATGCAGGCCATAGATGAGTACGTCTTAGGCTTTGGGGACAACATCAGGACGAGGTGCCCCGAATGTGGAGACCAAAGAAAAAAGAAAAACGAAAAAACATTATCTATAACCGTTCATCACGACCATTCAGTTTACATGTGCCATCACTGTGGATTGTCGGGGGCGGTCAAAAGAAAAAAATTCTGGGAGGAATATCAGGTGAGCAAGCCAAGCAAAGTAGTAAAGATACCAACGCAATTAAATTACAACGTAGATGTTATCAAGGATTTTTTTGGTGGGCGCGGCGTCGAGCTTGATAATCTTGACGAGTTACCAGCAATGACCACTGGCACACGTTGGCTCGGTGGCGAGAACCAAGAGGCGGTCGGATTTATATACGGCAGTCGAGAAAATCCATCGGCAATTAAGTGGAGATCGGTGGACGGGAAGGAATTTTCCTGCGAAGGGGCGCCCCGTAGCTTCTACGGTATCGAAAACATGGGTGCAGACGATGAAGAATTGATAATCGTCGAGGGGGAGTGTGATGTTATAGCTCTGGCTAGCGTCGGAATTAGAGCCGTTTCCTGCCCCAACGGAGCACCCGCGAAGGTGAGCCAGAATCGGGTCAGCCCCGAGGAGGACAATAAGTTTTCCTATATCTGGGAAGAACGGGAGCGGATTGAGCGGTGCAAAAAGATTGTGCTGGCGACAGACAACGACCATCAGGGTGAGGCATTAGCAGAAGAGATTGCCCGCAGGGTGGGGCGAGCTAAGTGCTGGCGGGTGCAGTTCCCAGACGAAATTAAGGACGGCAACGACGCCGTCAGAGAGCTAGGCAAAGACCAGACCCACGACCTGTTTGAGAATCCAGAGCCAGTACCACTGTCTGGTGTCTACGGGGCGTCCGATTATCTGGATAGCATCAGAGAGATTTATGCCAACGGCCACGGACGCGGGGCGTCTACCGGCTTCCCTGCTATTGATGATTTGTTCACAGTAGCGGAGGGACAGCTATCCATCGTCACAGGCATGCCGTCGTCCGGTAAGTCTGAATTCATCGACCAGATTATGGTCAACCTTGCCCAGCGAGAAGCGTGGAAGTTTGCGGTGTGCTCGTTTGAGAACCCGCCCCACATGCACATAGCCAAGCTCGCAGAGAAGATTACAGGCAAACCGTTTTATGACGGACTTACTCAGCGGATGAGTGAGGAAGAGCTAGAAGAATCTGTCGATTTTATCAATGAGCACTTTGTGTTCCTTGAGTCTAAAGATGGCGGCATGAGTACCATTGACAGCGTGATCGACAGAACCAAGCAGGCTGTCATGCGTCTGGGTGTGCGCGGCTTGGTCATCGACCCCTACAACTACATTGAGCAGAGCGGGCAGGAAGAGCACTCCGGTATCTCCCACATGCTCAGCAAGATCACCTCGTTTGCCAAGGCCCACGGTATCCACGTCTGGTTTGTGGCCCACCCTCAGAAGATGTACCCCAAGGAGGACGGCACCTACGCTGTGCCCAAGGGCATGAACATCTCTGGATCTGCGGCATGGTTTGCCAAGGCTGACCTCGGCATCACAGTTCACCGGACAGATGAGTGCGTGGAGATCCATTGCTGGAAATCTAGGTTCAAGTGGGTTGGACAGCAGGGCGTGGCGGCGCTTGACTATAACTTGTCCACAGGAAGGTATGAGCAGTTCGTCCAGCGCGTCGAGTTGAGTTCTTCCATCAAGGGCAATGCTCGGGACTGGGAGGGGTTCGATGACCTGTAAACTTGTTAAGAATAAGGTTGTGACCGGGATTTCCGCCGAAGCTACCGGGAAGGTTTCTTATGTCTGACAAGTCACACACAGACCTCGGCACGAAAGAAATCTACAAACGCCATAGCGTGATGATTGAGGGCGGGAAGATGCCCCGCGCCAAAGTCATGGATCAGATAGTTGTGGACAGAATGCTGATGAATGGCCTGCTGACACTGCAAGAACATCAGGCGGCAGAGTACATTCTGAGCCAAGCGGCGAGTGCTGGGGTCTACGCCAAGCCATTGAATTATGAGCCGAAATCATCGGGCGGGATGTCCAAGAATGGACTGGAGAGTGACCAGCTAATGCGATATAGCCGTACCATCGGGCTAATCACAAAGCGGTTCGGTGACTACGCGAAATACTTAGTTGAGGAAGTTGTTTTGCATAACTGGGATGTGTCAGATAGTCCTGACAAGTTAAAAGTATTGAAGAAGGGACTGAGTTGGGTTGCCGACCGGAGAATGGCTGGCGGTAGGAATCCTGTGAGGCATATCCGTGGAAAATGAAAACAGGACTGCGCCAGACTTGATACACGATCTTCTGGAGATACCCAAGACAGCGTTTCACATTAGGGATGTTCAAGAATTTCTAGGGGTGAGCAAGAGGAGGGCGCGAGCCGTATTGACTCACGGCGTTCAAGTGGAGTTGATTAGGTCTGCCAAGGATCACAACGAGTATGGCGTTGAGCTAACTTTATACGATAAAGCCAGTTGGCATAGAGAGTGGATGACCAAGAAGTGGGGTGCGGTGGATGGCTAGGCTGAGATTCAAGTGAACACACTCCCCCCTCTCAACCAGCCTTCGACGCCACCGCTCGCCGTAGGGAGTTAGGGGGGAGACTAGGTTAGACCCTGCCTCAACAAGTAGAGTTCTTTGGCAATCTTCATCTGGTCAGACGGCGTTAGCGCCTTCCAGTGATACTTACCGTTAATAAACTTCTCTAGCCTGTCTTGCGGGATCTTTTCTTTATCGTCAGTCGCGACACGGCCTATAGCCTCCCGCGATCTGTTCGTTACGGCTATCGTAGCCATTGTTGCTCTATATGAGATCGAATCATGCATTAATCTTCCCTTGGGTATTCAGACCAAAACGAGTAACCGTACCGCTCTGCACCTCTAACGTACCGCATCAGGGTAGATTGCGCCACCCCTAGCATGATTGCGATTTGCCACCAGTAATGTCCTTCCTCAGCAAGAACAAGGGCTTTCGCCACTTGGTTCTTGCTTAGACAAAACTTCTTACCAGCAAGTCGAGCGCCCGTCATAAGTTCAGGAAAAACCCAACGCCAATTAAGATGAGAGCAAGCCACACGCCTGCCGCTCCAGCCGCACCCAACAACATTAGGTGACCCATGCGCTCCTCAAACATAGCGCCACCGGAGTAAACGATCTCTGGCTCAGGCTTTGCGCGAGGAGCCTTTTTCTGCGGCACCTTCTTAGCAGAAGCTTTGCGCTTGGCGGGTTTGCGTTTGCGTGGCTTCCGCTTGGTCATCACATCTGACTGACCATTCATGCCAGCGGCTCGCATTTTCCGTCTTAGCGTGAATGCTCGCATCTCTACAGCTTTGTCTGTGCGACCCATTTCCTTGCCAATTTCCGCGTATGACACGCCAGCAGACATGAGTTCATACAAGCGGACATCCTCATCCGCAGTCCAGCGTTTACGCACTTTTGCCTCCTTTTTTGAAGCGAAATAGTATTCTCGGAAGTGAGGATACTTATCTACAAGTTTTTGTTTATCAGTCATTTAAAGCTACCTCCTCGCAGTTGGTCTCAGGGTTGTAGTCAGGCCAAGCACTACTCCTGACGTGTTCACAGTAATTTTCTAGTTCTTGGACGCGATCATCAAAATCCATGTCGTGCACAATCACGATCACTAAAAGTAAGAACGCGATGAGGACTGCCTCCTCCAGCCTACTCTTGCTCACGGGTCTCCTCCTCAATCAAAATCTCAATATAATGAATCGCTTTGCGTAGGTCAGAAACCCCGTTTTTGGTGCGCCACCTTGATAGGTACTTAATCGCGCCGTGTTCGCAAATGCCCAGATTGTTTCGCAGGCAATACTCCAACGGCTGAATCTTCAAGGTCTTGTAATGATTGCCATCTACTTGTCTGTCTAGCGCGCCCATATCAATGCCTCGTTTGCCCAAGGAAGTCCGCGATTACTCGCAGGGATAATTCCTGCAACATATCACCGACCTCATCCACGGTTAGTTGAAAGTCCTCGTCAGACTTCTTCGCAACCTTCTTCCTGATAACAAGTTTACGAACAAAGGATTCGGTGTCGGCGGCTTGCATATACTTCACCACCGTGTCCAGCGTGGCGATGTGCATGAATCGCTCGTCCACCTCCATCACGTCAGTCATCTGTCGCTCCCCCTAATTGATATACCTCGGCCCCCGCCTTTGGTGCGGTTCCTGTTATTGAACGGACTGCCATGCTGATCGACGGTTCCTTCGCCCCGCTCGACCTTCTTGATCTTGCCGCCTCGCTTTTCAAACTCAGCAATCTGCTGAGCTATTTGATCCCTATCCATTGGCGTCTCCCATTGACCACTCAGCTACACTCACCTTGTGACCGTAGCGATTGCGGACTTTAACCATCTTGGTGTTGATATCGTGGCCCTCTGCTCGCAGTTCGGAGATGCGAGCGGGAGCCTCCAGAATTCCCAGACGCGCCCACGCATTGAGGCGTGTCAGGGTTCGACCCCTCTCCAGATACTGCAAGATGCGGTCTTTTTGATTTAATTCGCCAAACGTATGCTCATGCGGAGTCATTGGATGGCCTCCGCTGGTTCGGACAGTTCGGGTGATGGCCGTTCACGACCAGACAAACAGGACACAATTCCATACAAACCTCCCTAGTTGATATGACAAACTGAACATAACATTATATATGTCGCAGGTCTACTTTTTAGTGGGCGGGTCTACCTTGTCGATAATCGCATGCAGTACGCTCCGCGCCGCCTCAATATCATCACACTCGTCATAGAGTCTGCGGATAACAGCGGACAGCACGCCCGTCATTGCGGAGCCAGCGACACGCCCCTCCTTGTCGTGCATGGCATCCAGCAGTCCATGCGCGGCGGCAACGCCACGATGAAACGCTTCAAGCATGTCATGCTCGTTTGCACTTTTATCTGGAAATTCAATCACGTTCCCCATTGGCTCTCCTCCTGTAGGGTGGCTCTCTTTGCTACTATCATACCTCAGCGAGTACCGCGCCTTAGACTTGGGGTCATCTTGATACGGCTTGGTTACTCGCCCAATGGACAGTCCGGTAGACAAGTCCACCCAATACTGAATAAACTCGTCATCGTGATCTAGCTCAAGATTCTGATCGGCTACCGCCTTCTCAAAAACCTCCTTGCTGACATCATGCGGAAAAGCTTTATCTTTCATTGCGGCCCCTCCCTTAAAAATTTTATTAGGATGCGGGGCGGCAGTTGATCCAGCATTTGAAACAAGGCGGCAAACTCGCCCATTGCAAGGTCATGTTTGATCTGGTCAAAAACCTGTTCCCACTCCTCCTCGCTTAGTGATTCAGTGCGCTGATCCAAGTATTTCGCGTAGCTCATTTTGCTTCCCCCTCCTCATCCTGCATTACGTCCCTGAGCGCCTTGCTTGCATTGCGAACCACCGACAGCATCTTGACCTGATCTGCCGTGTCTTGGGCCTGAGATATCAGGTCTTGCAAAAGTTCATCAATAACAACAAACATCGTGGATTTGCTGAACGCATTGCCGCCCACGACAACATCATAAACTTGCGAGGCAAAGCCCTCAGACTCAAGCTCAATCAATTCCAAAACTGATTTACTGGTATCCATTGCGATCCCTCCCTTGGGACTTGTTAGAAATAAGGGGGCGCGTGGCCCCCGTAGATTATGCCGCCTCTACCGTCAAAACCTGAGAGCCAGTCTCCTTCATATCGTTGGAGTCCTGCCAGTTTTCAATAGCCTCATCCTCAGACTCGGCCTCAACCCAGACCTTCAGATAGACTTCTTCCGTTACCAGCACTTCGTAAATCTTTTTCATGTTTCTCTCCCTAAAAAATAAGGGGGCGCGTGGCCCCCGTGGATTACGCCGCCTGAGCGATGATCGTCTCGACGCCAGACTCAGCGATGTGGCGCTGAATGTAATGGTATGG